TAGAGAGCACCTCTCCGACGACGGTGAATCCGAGCTGGAACGTTCCGACGACTGTCTCGACGATGGACTGAATGGCGTTGAAGACTGTGAAAATTGGACCTGCAGCGGCCGGAAACTGGCTCGCCAGTTGGTCACGGATTCCAGAAATCAGACCGGCGACGAAGCTCTTGACGATTTCGAGTGCGCCGACCAGTGCGTCGGCAAGCGCAACGGGGAGACGCTGGATGATGCCGACAAGCATCCCTATCCAGTCCAGTACGAAGCCTGGTGACTCGAACAGGAAGCCTAGGAATTTTACCGGCAACGAGACGATGTACCCGGCAAGATTTCCAAGCAGCTCCCCGGCATCCCCTGCAAATCCAGCTACAGCATCGACTGCCTGCGCCGTCGCATCCGGGAAGAACAGGAATCCTGCCGTCAGCGCAGCTACTGCCGTCAGGACACCCGCCGCGGCACCTGTCGTCCCGGTGAGGAATCCAACAACCTCTGTTGCAATACCGGCAACCCCACTCAGGACGTTCCAGAGCCCGCTCAGCAGTGTCCCTGCAGACGGGAGGAGTCTCACGAAAAAACCGACTGCGCTTCCGAGGTAGCTGAAAGCCGTAAAGGCCACCTGCGCTACTGTTCCAACGAGACTCAGAACCCGAACGAGAGGCCCGAAGGCGATGACACCTGTAGCAATCAACGGCAGAGACGGCACGAAAGATGACGCCATCTTGTCGGACATCGTCATGCTGGGGTCGGACCATACGGTCCACATCTCCTTCCACCATCCATCGATGTACCCAAGCGTCTCCTCCTTGGCCCAACCCAGCGCCTCGCGGAGTTTGGTGCCGATTCCTGCGCCGATAGCCTCTGCGTCCGATCCTGTCAGGACGTCCGTTCCAGTCATCTTCCCGCTCAAGCCTGCCCACAGTGAGACGACGACCTCCTGCGCAAACGCAAAAGCCGACTTGAGGGCAGAGGTGATGCCATCGAGGATTTTCTTCGCCCAAGCCTCGTAGGTCGTCTGGTTCTCCGTGTCCTTTGGCCTGAAGAGCGCCTTGATGAAAGAGGCAATCGCCTTTGAGGCGAGCTTGGCGTACTTCGGCAGCGTCACAGTGACGAACTTCTCTACCGTCGCGGCTATCTCGTTGAACGCCTCCTCTGTTGTCTTCCCCTGCGCCTTGAGGGATACGAACTTCGCGGCGAGTCCTGCTGCGGCGGCAGTCAGCAGTCCGAATGGAGACAGGATGTTGATGCCTGCGGCCCGAAGCTTGGCAAGCGGGGAGATGAGCGTCTCTGTCGTGCTACCAAGCGCAACCAGCGGGCCCTGCATGTCCGGCGGGAAAAGTCCGGCTGCGCCGAACTTCTGAATGTCCGCCATCTTGTTGAGGACGAGTGCGAGCGGCCCACCCTCCGAGGCCGTCTTCTGCATGAGGTTCCCGAAGTCCCTGAAGGACTGGCTCGTCCCCTTGAGGAACTCATTTGTCGTCATCGTCCCAAGCGCGCGGAAGCGTTGGAGGAAGGCCGCCTGCTGGTCGGCGAAGATTTCCTGCGCGGTACGAGGGTCTTGGTAACTCTTGGTGATTTCCTTCCCGGCCTTTTTTCCCTCCTCACCCAGCTTCTTGAGGTCCAACGTCAGGTACTGGGTCCGCTTGCTGGCGTCTCTCAGTCCGTCCGCAAGTTTGGTAGCAGCCTCGTCGCCCAGCGCGCCCTTGAGTTGCGACTCAACAAACCCGAGTACCTGTCCAGTGTCCTGTCCCCGGCGCTCCAATTCGTCGACGGCTTTCGCCATCATTCGCATGAAGTCCTGCGGCCCTTCGGCCATCGACTGCATGACTGCGTCTTGGGAGACGCCGACCTTGGTAAGCGCCGTCAGGAGTCCCGGAAACTCCGTCGCCGCTCCATCGATGAGGTCTTTGAATTGCGACGCCGACTCCGCAAGGGCATCCTGCAGCTTGACTGCGGCCTCAAGGCCACCCGCGATGCCCTGGGCCTGGAGAACCTTGCCCAGCCCGAGTGTCTGCTTCGTCTGCTCGGCGACCCGCTTCGTGGCCTCCTTGGCGTCCAGCCCCATCGAGACGAAGACGTTTTTTCGCGCCTTCATCTTGTCGGCCATTCCCGCAAGGGCGTTGAACGCCTCCTGCATGTTGCCAGACTCTTTCCCGACGGTGGCTGCCATCGCATTCATCTCGGCGAGCTGCTCCGAGGTGAACCCCAGCGACTTCTGCAGTTGGCTCTGCGCGTAGATGAAGTCCTTGGCGCTCAGTCCAGACTGGGTGGCGAACTTGGCCAGGTCCTCTGCCGTCTTGACGCCGAAGGCAGACTCGAACGCGGCCTTTGTTTCGGCACTTGCCCACCGCATGCCAATGAGTGCTTCGTTGGCAACGTCCGTGGACATGCCGATGCTCTTGGACATGGCAAATGACTGCCGTGCCATTTCCCGAGACTGCTCGGCGGTAAAGCCAGTCTGAGCGCCCAACTTCGACATGGCGACGGCGTTCGCCTTGAACGCTGCCTCCCACGAGGACGTCAGCTCCATCCCTCCTGTGCCGATGGTTTTGAGCCTGTCGGCCATCTGGTCGAGCTTGTCGAACGAGAAGGCCGACAGCATCGTCTGAATCCGGGAAAGGCCGAGAATCTCCTTCCCGAGAGACCGAAACTCAGACGTGAGGTCGGAGAGGGCCCGGACAACCGGGTTGGCCCGCGCCGTGAAATTGAAGCCGAGATTCAGTGCCATTCAGCCCTCAGCCTCATGTTCTATCAGATGTCGCCTACCGCCTCATTCGAGAGCGCGAATTGGCAGCCTGCTGACGCTGGGCGTCTTCTCGCTTCTGCTCCAACTCCAGTTTCTTCTTGAGGAGCCGCTGCCGCCGAGTCGTCGGCATCGACATGATGGCGTCGTAAGGAAGATGCCAGCTCTCCATCAGGTAGAAGATTTCGTCCTCCAGTCCTTCTGGACCCGATGCGGGAAGAAAAAACCGGCCTGCCCGAGGTCCAGCTCCGTCTCGAAGTCGTGCCCACAGGCAGGGCAAGTCATCTGCATGGCAGTGTCTACCCCGCCATCATTCTCCTCAAGGGCCTCTCGTAGGGCTGAACGGTCCCGGAAGGACAGCGCCTTGATGTCCGGCATGGTTGGGGCCTTGCCGTTGAGCAACTCCAGCCGACACAGCAACGTCATGCTGGGCTTCTCCTCGTCTGGAACCTTGGAGACGCGCTCCTCGTCGGCCCCGGTCGCCAGTCTGAAGCGTGCCGTCTTGCCAGAAGGAAGCGTCGTGTCGAAGACGCGCCTCTTCGGGTCTTTCATGGGCTTGGTTTCGAGGTCTCCGAGATTGAGGACGTAGCGACTCTTCACCTTGCACGCCGGGCACTCCTGCTCCACAGGGTACTCGTCTCCAAGAGACGTCCGCCGAAGGGCAAGCAGCAGGAAGATTCTGTCGCCAACTGGCAGCTCCTGCACGATGGCAGCGAACTGATTCCTGTCTGTGATGGTTCCAACCTGCTCCACGCAGTTGACGATGAGTGCGTTGATTTTCCGCAGCGGAGACAGCTTGGTTGAGGCGAGCAAGTCCTCCTCCCGTCCCGTCATCTCGCGCAGTCGGACTTCGGTGTGCAGCGTTCCGTCGGGGGCCAAGTACCCGCACGGAAGCGTGTATTCGGCTTGCGTGGATTTCGGCGTCTCCAGAAGGTTCTGGTTGACGACTTCAGAGAACGTGACTTGTCCGCTCATGGGAGATTCCTCAGCTCGACGAGTGGGATGGCTTCAGCTTCGTACATGCAGAACAGCGACTTCAGGGCCGACGTGACGGTCATCCCCTGTCGGTCCACCAGCGTCTTGAACGACTGGTACAAGTCCGCGTCCACCCAGATGTTCAGGCGCACGTCTGACCCGCCATCTTGGTACTGCGTGATGTCGTCGAACCGACTCTGCGTTGCGACGTACTGCGCCATCAGGAAACGAACCAGCGACGAGATGCTGGAAACACCGCGTTCTTTGCGCACCAACAGACTCTTGTAGAGCCGGTGTGAAACCCAGATGTTGACGAGTCTCCGACTCTTTTCAGAAATCTGTTTCAGGGCGTACCCAGAAGCCAGCTCGCACGCCCGGCACAACACGACGATGTTTCCTGGAATCGTCTTTCCGCCCGCCTCAACTGGAACAATGAGGCGAGCCGAAACCTTGTGCTCGCTCCCGCAATTCGCGCACAGGCCACGAGCTTCCTCTACGGCCCGCGTTGCCCAGTCTTTTTCGTTTGTCCGGGTGAGGTCCATACGGTCCCCGAAGAAGGGACCGACTTACTTCACTTTTGAAGGAAGGTCTACTCCTCCCCGACAACCCAGCCCATCGCGCGGAGGGCCCTGGCGTACTCCGGGTCCGCCGCCGCGAGGCGCTCCACCGGCCCGTCAGCAAGCGGAGGCGTCCGCCGAAGGGGCTGTCCAAGGGGCACGGGGTAGGAGCCGACGTTGGCAGTCGTCGTGGCCTCCTCTCTCCGGGCGAGGAGGGCGCGAACGTCGAGAGTCTTCCAACCTGAGTTGTTTCCCATGCTGGAATTCTATACGGACGAGAGGGAGATTTCCTCCACCATCTCGGCGTCAACCTCAAGCTCCTGAATAGAAATGTCTCCAGTGGAAGCGTCGAAGTCCGAGCCGGACCTGTAGCGCACAGGAACACACTTATGGAGGAGAAATGCCCTCGCTGGAACCAACACGGGTGAGTTGTTGAACTCTCTGGCACCCCATAGGGCCCCGTACTGGAGCAACGCACTGGAGCCCCCTGCTACGCCCGCCTGAAGCGATTGGCCTGCTCCGAGGAGTACCCCAGTCGCCGCAGACACCGCCGCGCCTGTGGCCGCCGCAGCCGCCGCAGCAGAGGCACGCCTCGTCTCGTCGTCGGCCGTAGGTGTGCCGAGCCCGAAGTTGCGGAAGAAGTGGACCAGCAACAGGGAGCGCCTGTACGTGACCCCGCCTACTCCTCCGATTCCAGTGGAGCTGAAATTTGTGAGGTTCGCGGTAGTCCCGCTGACGGCCGCCTTCATCCAGTTGAAGAAGTCCGAGTTGTAGAAGGTGACGCCTCTGGACAGGGTAATTGAGCCGACGGACGCCCCCTTGATGACTTTGGTGGGGTACATCGCGTTGCCCTCTGTGATGTCCATCGTCTCCGCAGAAATCTCTGGCGCGGAGATGGAGGTGAATCCGGCAAGCGGTGAAAACAGGGGCAGGGAGAGCCCGTCAATCGGCGCAACGTCGTACAGCCAGAAGCGCGAAGCCGGAATCGGGTCGAAGATGGCGGCGCGTCGAAGTGAGACAAGCGGTGCGGCGGACGATGCTGTCATGGTGGCCCCAAAAGAAAACGCCGAGGCGAGTGTATCCGCCCCGGCGTCGTCCAGTCAGAATGAAGCGTCTCAGACAGAGCGCCGGGTGCCCGTAGGCTGCGCGCCGTTCTCGATGACGTCGAAGTTCTCGTAGGCCACGTCGATTTCTTGAATCGAGATGTCCGATGAGGATGCGTCCATGTCTCCAGCCACCTTATGGCGCGTGGCGAAGGCGTTGTAGAGGACGTACTCCCGAGTCGCCGTCGCACCGGGGTCGAACGTTGCCATCGAAGACCCAAACGTCGCGCGGTTCGAGCCCGTCAGCGCCTGCTGCGTCAGCACCGAGCGGTTGAAGTGCTTGATGGTCATGTCGCAGCGGTAGTCGCCCTCGCCCTCGATGATGATGCGGAGCCACGCCCAGAACGTCGAGTAGCCAGGCACCACGCCCTTCTGGAGGGACACGTCCGAGACAGTCGTCGTGCCTGGAAACTTCCTGGCGTAGTTGTACGTCCCCTCCCGGTACTCCACCGCTTCCGTGGTGGCCTCCGGCGTGGTGACAGACATGAAGCCCGCAGGGACGTTGGCTCCGAACGTGTCGATGTTGAGGCTCGCGTCACTGAAGTTCGTCGTGACGTGAAACCGCATTGAATGCAGGAAGTCGCTTTGTGCAGCGCGTGCCATGTGTTGTCCTCTGCGTGGTTTGAGAGAAGCCTACGCCCCGGACTGAATCCGGGGCAAGGATTCGGCCATTACGACTCGCGCCGGGCCGTCAGCACCACTTCGCCCGCCACGCCCGAGTCGCTGCGCCGAATGAAGAGGCCCACAGTCGCACCCGGAGTCAGTACGACAGACGTGTTCCCGGAGCCGAGCGAAGCGGCGCGCTGCACTCCAGTCGATGCCGACGGGATGGTAGCCACCAGGGTGCCGCCGCCAGCCGCAGCAGACCGAACATCGAGCGACGACAACGCCACGGCCGTCGAAATGGTAGCCATCGCGTCGAGAATCCGAATCTTGTACGGGAGGGTGTTGACGGCGTACACCACCACGTCGTCTGGAGAGCCACCAGAGCCTGCGCTGAATGCCTTGAAGATGGTGATGGGGGCTGCCGCAGCGACAGCAGCAGCCACCGGGGCCACAGCATCGGCAGTCAGAGAGCCTGGAACCAGCGTCGAAGCCAGCGGCTGGTTGGCGGCGCTGATGGCCGCCAGCTCCTCGGCCGAGAACGTCGTGTCCACCGAGAGCTTGCCGGCAGCCACGGCGTCCTGAAGGCCCCGCATCGCGGAGATTTCGGCAGGGGAGCGGGTGACGTCCACGAACGAACCAGCCGGAACGGCCGAGTAGATGTCGTTGAGCCAGTAGTCCGACGTCGTGAGGTTGGTGATTCTGAGGGTTGCCATTTTTTTCTTCTCCTCGGGCGTGGGCCCAGTGAAACTGCGAAGGACCGTATGGTCCGGGTTAGCTGTTCAGCGACTTCTGCTGGAACCTGATTCTGACGAATTCTGCGGGCTTGTTGGGGGCCACGCCGACATCGACGATGATTTGACCCGCCTCGATGGTTTCAGGCGTGTTGTTGCTGGCGTCGCACACCACGAAGTACGCCTGCGCCGGACTCGTTCCGGCGAAGTAGCCCTGTGAGAAGAGGTTCGAGAGGAACGAACCGATTTGGGCCGAAATCTTCGACCAGAGGGCGGGGCCGTTGTTCTCGAACGTCGTCCACCACGTCGCGTTGTAGATGGACTTCTGGAGGAACATGAACAGGCGGCGCGCGTTGATGTACCGCCAGTCCGGGACATTCGAGATGGTACGCACACCCCACACCGCACGGCCCGTCTGAGTGCTGTCGATGAGCGGGTTGATTCTGTTGGGGTAGACGATGTTGCGCTCTTCCAGCGTCGTGGTGCGCTCCATCCCGACGATGTAGTTGAGTGCGCCGTCAACGGTGCCGCCGGGCGACTTCCCGACATTCCGCGTCGCGTCGGTGCGCGCGTAGATGCCCGCGATGTGCGCCAGGGGCGGGAAGGTTGTCGGGCGGTTGTTGTTGAGCGGGTCTGCCACGCGGACCCACGGCCAGTAGACGGCCGCGTAGTCGGAGTTACGGCCAAGGGAGAAGCGCAACCAGTCCACGGCCTGCTGGGCGTCGTACCCAGCAGGAGTCGTCAGAATGATGAAGCGGTCGCCACCCGAGGCCGACGCAGCGCGCGTGGCCGCGTAGTCGAGTTGGTCGCTGGCAATCAGCGAATTGCCCGCGTAGTCGGGGATGACGATGTGGAGAATCTCCTCCACTCGGTTGAAGGCGTACATTCCCCCGTTGGACGAAACCAGCGTCGCCGCGTTGGTGAACTGGTCCCGGCCCCAGTTGATGCCGTCGAAAGTGCCCTCGCTCCCCTGCTTGTAGAGCTTGGTGCTGTCGCCGAAGCGCTCGACTTGGGAGGTAAGTGCTGGGGCCGAACGGTAGGAGGCCACCACCAGCGAGCCCCCGCGAATTGGGAACCCCGTGGTGAATGAGACAGAACCCGTCGTGTAGTTCACCTCGTTGACGACACCGGGACTGGCATCCACGTCGCCAACGAGTGCGCCAGTGCCGTTGTCGGTGATGGAGCGCGCCGTACCAGACGTGTCCGTGTAGGACACGACGATGGTGCGCGGTTGGAGGGGGACCCCGGGGAGAACAGCGGACACCGCTCGGTTTGGCGCGAGCCCGTTGCCACCGGCGAGCACCACCGACACTGGCGTCGCCGCGAGTTGTCCAGGAGCCTCGTCCCCGGCTGGCTCCTGTACCGTCACGAGGTCCGACAATTCGTTGAGAACGTCGGCGAAGTAGACAGGCGACGTCGGGTCGTCGAAGACCAGCTCCTCGTACTGTTCCGCCGCCTCGAAGTTGCCCGTCTGTGGATTCAGCAGCTCCACCACCACGTCGAAGCGCGAGTACGTACCCGTTGGCGCGTCGAAGAAGTTGGGAGAGCCAGACAGGCGAACGCGCACGTCGTTGCCCCATGCCCCCACCGAGATTGGATTCAGAGTCCATGCTGCCCGCGTGTACGTCGCCAGGATGGGCGACTTGACGTGAGGCACGAAGCCGGCGACGGGAATGGAGAATGCCCCAGTCGAGTAGTTGATGGAACCTGGGGCGCTGACATCCCCAACCCAGAGGCCCTCGGACGATGCCGTAGTCGGGGCCACCACGAAGCCCGCTGCCGCCACGGTGTCCGACAGAAGCACGGCGCCTGGAGACGTGCTGCTCTTGGGAAGCAGCCGCAGCTTGTTCGTCGAGCCGGAGACTGCCTCAGCTCGCAGCAACAACGTCGTTGAAGTGTTGATGGCCGACACGAGGGCATCGCGCACCTGCTCAGCCGTGTCCGTCCCGGAGAATGGGACGGGGACGCCCGTGGCGATTCCGTTCGAGTCGAACTCGAATGTGATGGGCGCAGTCACACCATCGTCGATGACGACAGTCTCTGCGTCCACCAGCAAGGAGCCAGCGACGACCTGAATGGAGGCCAACGCATCCTGTGCCGTCCTGGTGGCAGACGTAGGCGTGAAGTCGGCCGTCACCAGATTTCCGTCGTCCGCGACGGCCGGGACGAAGTTACCGAAGGTGCGCAACGAGAATCGGCCGGAGCGATGGTCCAGCACGACAACCGCGCCATTTGTAGCGTCTCCGACCGAACCCTGCGCGATGGCCGACGTACCCACGGGAATCGACACCGACTGCGTCGGGCCGCCCGTCGAGGCGGCCACGTCGAAGGTGATGGTGACGGTGCCGCGCTCGACCGCGTCGAGGCGGCTGTCGAAGGCCGGAAGCGACGATGGATTGATGCGCCCCTCGTAGCTGGCCTGCCCATCCACAAGCGCGAGGTTGGCCGTGTTGTCGCGGTTCCTGGTGTTCTGCGCCAGCACAGGAGTCCCCGCCTGCCGCCACTCCACGGTGAACGAGGCTGGCACCACCGGGGCAGCCCCAGAGGCCGTGTTGACGGAACCGACAATCGGAGTAGTCGTGCCGTCACCTTCGGCCACCAGCTCGTTCTTCCGAACGGACTGGATGTTGGCCTGAGCCGCCACAGCGTCGGCAGGAGGGACGCGCACCACGTAGGCGCGCCGACCGCCGTTGGCAAAGAAGGCCGCAATGGACAGCGGCATTCGGCTCTGAGAGACAAGACCGCCGAAGGTCCGGGTGTATTGCTCGAATGACTGCACCAGCACCGCCACGTTTGCCGGACCGCGCGCAGCGTACCCGACGATGCCCATGTTCGACGTGGTGACGCCTGGGACGATTTGGGCGGCCGTCTGGACTTCCTCGATGAAAACGCCTGCCGAAAGAGTGTCAGCCATTTTGAATTCTCCTGATTGAGTCTCGATTGGACTCTATTTGTTACGCCCTACGGGAGCGACGCTGTGCCCTCGTTTCGTACTTCGGCGTTTCTTGTGGTTGCTTCTCGGGCTTGATTTCCGTCGGAGAGGGTTCCCCAGTCGGAGCCGAGTTGACGGCAGGAGCCGAAACTTCCTCAATCTGTGACTTGGCCGGAGGTTCAGCCGTCGTGGTGTAGACAGGGAGGATGGACTCAGTCTGCGGAGCGACGGGTTCCGTCACCAGTGGCGTCGAGATGGTTTGTGCCTGAGGGACTGGAGCTTCCGACACAGGCTTCTTGGTGACGGGTGCATGGGCCTGTGGTGGGTTGGACGTGTCCTCCTCTGCGGCCCGGACGAGAATCCCTCGGCGGACAAGCTGAAGGAGCGAGTCCGACGTCGCTTCCCGAGAATCGAGTTGAATCCACGTCTTCGGGGCTGCAGACGCAACCTTCCCACTCGTCGTGATGAAGGAGACAGGACCGCGAGAGGTGTTGAAAAACTTGGGCATCTTTATCTCCCAGACACGTTGACTGTCGGTTGCCGAGTGACAGTACGAGAAGTCGTTTCGTCTGCCAAATCGTACTCTGCTTCGACGCGAACCGTCACGGCAAACAGAATCGTTCTCTCTGAAATGCCAGCGATGTCGTCGAGATTGGCAATTCCCTCGTTGAACGCCTCATAGGAGCGAACGACGCCGAGGGAGTCCTTGACGAAGATGGCTCCGTATGGCGGAAATCTTCGCAGGACGTGGTCCAGCATCTTGTTTCCAGCCGCGCGGCCACCGAATCCGCCGCGCAGGTTGTTGTAGATGTTGATGGTGTAGGTGATGTCGTAGGGCGCTGCGTCCAGCCTGCTGGACATCGCGTCGAAGCCGACCACCTGCGTCCCGCCTGGGCCTGCCGCAACCGTCTCCAGCGCCGTCTTGGCCGGGGCCCGGTACTGGGCCTGAAACGGGTGGATTCTGTTGAACGAGATGCTCATGTCGTCGCGCGAGACGACAAAGGCCGGGTAGCGGAAGTTTGCGTACAAGTCTTCCGGGAAGAAGAAGTGGACGGGAATACCGGGGTCACCGTCTGGTGGATTCACTCCTTCAATGTTGACGTAATACCTGTCGCCATTCACCTGTGCGCCCAACGCTTCGACGATGCCTTGGTCGAACGACCGCAGCGTCACCGTCCCGTTTGGGCGCTCTCCGCGAATCTGCTGCTGGAGAGCGTCCGATGAATGTGGCAAGGATTACTCCTCGGAGTCGACTTCGTCTTCCTCTGCGTCCAGCGCGGCGAGAACGAGGTCGGCGAATCCCATCGTCTTCGCCTTCCCGACCCACTCGGCCACGGCAACCTCGTTGTCCTCCTCGGGCATCGGTGGCAGGGAGCCGTCCTCTTCGAGACTTGCGGCGACATCGAACACGGCCTCAACGGCCTCATCCTCCGTCATGTCCCACTCGTCGAGGATGGCATCGACGACCGAGAGAATGTACGAGTCGAACACGTCGAGGACATCAGACACGTTCGTGGCATCGCTCTCTCCGGGCTCGCCCTCAGCATGCGCCGTCTCAGGCTCCGAAGAGGGGCCCCATGCCTCCTCGCCCTCCTGAAGCCGGGCGCGAATGCTCTCCAGTTTCGCTGACATTTCTGCGTTCATGGTGTTTCTCTCCTTGGGCGGATTCTTACACCGCCTAGATGAATTTGTCCTCAAACCCGGACGCGGACTCTACCTCAGGTTCTGGAACCTTGGGCGATGCTCTGGACAACCAGCGCTTCCATGCAACATTTCTCCAGTCGAATGCCTGCGCCGCGAAGCCGTCATCAAACAACTCCTTGAGTGTCCTTTTGGAGGCCACGATGGCTGGACGCCAGTGCGCGACTGCGCGAGTCCCCCCAATCCCAAACTCAAGTCGGAGGGCCATGTAGACGAGGTCCAGCGTACTCGTAGGTTTAGCCGGGGAGAGCTTGTTTGACGTTGGCGCTCCTACCTGCGCCAGTTCCTTCGTCCATCTCGGCCTGTCCTTGTTCCGCATCTCCGTGACGGCGCGAACTTCTCTTGTCGAAACTCGGCGGACCACCATGCGCGCTTCGCGCGGCTCAGGTGCAAACGGAAGCGTCTCCTGGGTCCACGGCTGGTACTTCATCAGAATCTCTACCGCCGGGCTGAGTGACCGACCCTTCCTGCCCTTGAAGTAGATGATGTCTGTCGTCTTTTCGACGGTGTCGGTCTTCGGGTCGAGCCCCAGCACGGCGTAGTCCGGGTGCCTGCTGCTGCCGTGTTGGTAGAGCCGGAGCGCATCTCTGTACCGCGCGTACTCGTCCGTCTTTGGAATCTTGCTCTTTGCCGTGTCGAGGAGCGTCTTGGCGGACTGGTAGGCCAGTTCTCTCCGCAGTGCCTCAACGCGCATGAAAATCTGCCGACTCGAAAACATGGCGATGTTTCTCCGCGCGCTTTGCGACAGAGAAAACGAGAATTCTAGGTCGGCTTTTCTCACGTGTCCTCTGGAATGAGGCCGCGCTCTTTGTCCCGCTTCTCGAATTCAGCCTCAGTCTGCTGAATGACTTCCCAGACGGACGGCTTCTTCGGCTGGATGAGAGAGTCGATGGACACTTCCTGTCCAGAAGCGCTGTGAAATGACGCGCGCTGCTGCGGGACCGTATGGTCCTGCGCCATCGGCTTCATCGTCGGCACCATCTGCTTGTGGACAGCGCAGACTCCGAATCGACGCTTAGACCCTGGCTTGCTAATGGCACCGACAGAATCCAGCCCACAGACGAAGCACCACAGGCTGAATTCCGTCATCGGCCCCTTGTAGGCGTGGAAGTCGTCCCCCGCCAAGGGAGAGCCACACGGACGCAGTGACGTGCAGCGGTCGCCAGGAAGGCCCTTGTCTCGGCCCTCCCAGTACCGCTCGCACGTTGCACACACGACGCTGAGTCCGCCCTGCACCGCCAGTGCGACTTTGGCTGGATTGAGCGGCATCTCAGATGGCGGCCTTCGCGGCCTTCACGGCCTTCATCGCCTTGGACGCGGTGAACGTCCGCATGGCCTTCTTGAGCGCCGCCTTGTTCGTCGCCAGCTTCTTGAGGAGCGTGACGAACTGGTCTTGGTGCTCCTCGTTTGAAGGATCCATGCCTGCCGCATCCATCGCGAGAGCGAGCTGCGGAAGGATGGCCTTCAGGTTCGGCTCCAGCGCCTCCTCGGACTCCAGAATGGCGTTCATTCGGTCTGCAATCATCGTCTTCTCCTAGATGGAGTTGGTGAGCTTTCGCTCGGGTGTCTGCTGCGTGTTCCTGCGAATCGTGAGTTCAAACCCCACGAAGGAAGTCGTGTCAAACAGGAGTCCGCTCTGCCGAACGTCTGTTACCGCGAAATACATTCCGGCGTTTGGGATGAGTCCGTTGAGCGTGCTACCGCGCTGCAAGTCGAACCCATCGACAGACTCTTGATTCCAGTACGGCGACTTGAGGATTCTCACGATGTCGGACTCGCTGGGTCCCCAAGTTGCCCCAACCTTCTCAAACTCTGACCTTGGTACAAAGAGCTGCCCGTCGAACGAGTTGTAGAAGCCCTCTTGCGCCGACGTTGGGGCGTCCTCCGGGAATGTGAAGAATCCCTTCAGGATGAATGGCCCGTTGTATTTCCTCGCAGCGGGCTCGTTGTAGAGCGGGTCCGTCACCCCCTCCTGGAGGTTCTGAAAATACTCGAACTTGGTTCCGACAATACCCGTGTGCTCGTTGATGATGCAGTCGAACAGCGCCCTCTCGGAGTCTCCGAGGTTGAAGTCCTCACCCTCCTTCATCGGGCGCACGGCCATCGTCGGCTTGGGGCACAGGTAGGCTGACAGCGGCTTGCACTTAGACAAGGCCGCCTCCCCAAGAAGAAAGAACCCAAGACACCAACCCTGCCACCAGTGCCCCGGTGAGGAAGCCAATCGGCATGGCGCTCTGCCCAATCTCCTCTTCGAGGACCTGCTCTTCTTGGTCGGCTTCACTGAGAAGTCGCTCTCCGTCAAGCCCGACGCTTCCTTGGGCTCCTGGCAGCTCTGAATACTTCGAGCGGATTCTCCCCAAGTCACGCTTGGCCTTTGCGAGCGCGTACCTTCTCACCAAGTCGAAGTCTCGCTGGTTGAGGTCGAGAATGTTGAACGAGTTGGCGGCGTAGTAGACGATGGCCTGCGGGTAGTAGTTCGCCTCGCTCCTCGGCATGATGTAGAGGAGCCTGTCCTCCTGCCGCCATTCCAGCTCTCCGTTGAGGACTCGACGTGCCGTCTCGGAATACTGCATCGCCTGGTAGAAGGTGCTGACGACGCCAAGCGTCTGCCCGCCGGAGCGCCCGAATCCGTTGTAGACGCCGTTCAACGGCATCCCGAGATTCTCAGAAGGCCAAGCCCATCCCCACGGCGATGTAATCGGCGTGAGGTCGTAAGTCGTGAGTGGAAACACGACGTCAGTGACGATGTTGACGTCGTCTGGGAGCGGGTACTCCGTAGTACCTGGCGTGAGTTGCTGCTTGTACGTCTTGATGAACCCCTTCTTGGCGGCGTACCAGCGCAGGCCCATCGCGATGCAGTCCCGAAGGTGCTCCTCCGTCAGCTCAACCTTGAGAAGCGGGGCCCCGAGGCGGCGCAGAATCCATGTGGAGAGGTCGTCGACATCGAACTGATTGTTGGGGCCGACGCCACATCCGGGCAGGCTCATGGACTTGCCTCACGCTTCACACGTCGTCTGGAAACGAGACGACGTACTTTCGTTTCTTCTTTTTGCCCTGCGGTTCCTTTGCTTCATCTTGAAGCGTATCCCGACTGGCCAGCGTGGTCGAACTTGTGTCCTGCTGCGGCTGCTGCGGTGTCGGCTGCTGCGGTGTCGGCTCCTCCAGTGGGACAGTCTCACGCCTTGCGCGCTCCAACTCGGCCTCCAGCGCCGAGACGACTGACGGTCGTTCTGGCTCTGCAACGGCTTGGGTCGGGCCATCTGTTGGGCGGACCATACGGTCCGGCACGGGTGGTTGTGTCGGCTGTACGTGGTTTACCGGCGTTGGGCTGGCCCCCTGTCCAGATTTCTGAATCGGCCACCCTCGCGCGTCCGTCTCGTACAGGTACAGGGGCACGTACTTGGCGTACTCGTCTCCTCCCAGCAGGTCCGTGTCGTAGACGCGGCCACGTTCAGGAAGAATGACAATGGGGAGGCTGACGAGTTTCTTGAAGTACCTCACAGCAGCTCCTTCAGCGCGGAGAGCTTCTCCTTGAATTCTTTGAGCGACAGCTCGAACTGGTCGAACTGCGTACACAGGACGTCGAGGAGAAGCGCCGCCTCTTTATTCTGAGACACGCCAGTCTCGTCAGATTTCGGCTCTTTGGCAGGCTCTCCTTCTTCGCTGGACTCCTCTCCAAGCCCCTCTGAAAACCCGGAAGTCAAGGCTCGAACGGTCTCCTCTGCTTCTGGAGTCAGGAACGCATCGACCGGCCCCGCGTCGTCCTCAGTTGGCGCATCTGGAGTGTCCTGCACCGAGGGCTCTTCGCGCCGCCCCGGAGATGCTGGGGGTGCCTCTGTGGGCCTTGCTGGAGACTTCCCTACAGCCCCAAGCCTCGACAACTCGTCCATCACGTCCTGAAGCCGTGCCATGTCCTTCCTCCTGAGTGCAGAGGCTATACACCACCGCTGAAGGACGTGGAATAGCTACCGGCTCTGGTTCCAGAACAGGAATCCGCCGAGGACTCCGTACAGAAGCGGAATGAGAGGTCGCAGGGAAATCCACTTCGTCAGGCCCTCAACGCCTTCCCACTCGCTGGCAAGGTGCCCCGCCACGACCCCAACGGTGACTGACAGAATCGGAGCTTCGCGGAAGGCGTGCGCCAACACTTCGCTGATGGTGTCGCCCGTCACCTTGTTGAAGTTGACGACGAGGTCGTAGACGACGAGCCCTCCGAGAGTGACGGCGACGACGATGATGGTGATGACTTTTGTATTCATCTGGTCTGCCCTGTCTAGCAAACTCGAAACGGCATCTACAATTCAGGGTCAAGCGCTGGCAAACAGTCAAAAACACTTCGGCCCACCAACCGTCGGGTTGATGGGCCTAGTGCTTCAGGCATGCAGCAACCTGATTAGAGGCCGGTCACACGCATTTGTCCATAGTATTCTGGACGAAGCATCTTCTTCGCGTAGCGAGTACGCATCGCCTTGCGCAGCGAGAAGTCGTTCGGGTCGAGGAACGTCTGCGTGACCTGCAGCGGGATGTACGGGGCCCAGACGTACCCGGCATCGAGGAAGCTGCCACCCTTGAGGCCGATGAGCATCTGGTCGCGCGTGAAGAACGGGTCCTCGTAGACCATCCACTTGTTCTGCAGCGTGCCGACCTTGTAGATGCCGAACTGGCCGTGGGCGTTCAGCGGACGGGGCATGTCCGCAGGGCCATACGGCGACTCAGCGCCCGAGACGTAGGCGGCCCGGAAGTCGCCGTGCGTCGTGAGCTGCGCCAGCAGCGCCGAGATGTCCGGGCTGGTGACGATGAAGTTGGCCGGAGCGCGGAGCGTCTTCTTGTGAATCTGGTTCGACACCGTGCTGATGACTGTCAGCATCGAGCGCAGGTGGTCCAGCTCCGAGATGCCAGCGGGAGGAATGCGGTCGAACGCGCCCGTCGTCGTCGTCGAACTGGCGAACAGGTCGTCGATGATTTCACGGTCGATTTCGAGCGCCATCTCCTGCGCCACGGCCGAGACAATCTCCGTCTCGGCGTCGATGCCGTGGAAGGCGCGGAGGTCTTCCGCAGCCTCAGACGACCAGAGCGCCTTCAGTCGGCGAGGCTGGGCCTCGACTGGGGCCTTGCGGACGTCCAACTTCATCGATGGAATCTTGGTGTTCAGTTCACCGTCGTAGGTGTAGAACGCCTTGACCGGGTTCCCCGATGCCGGAGGAGCCGTGAAGAGGAAGCCCGACACCGCGCCATTGGCGTAGTTGACGGTGCCCGCAGAGACATCGCCGGTGAAACCGCCAGCGCCGTTGTCCACGGCCTCCTGCACCACCGCGCCCGTCGTGGCGTTCAACTCGCGAATGACGAGCTGGTAGCCGAGCGACTGGTTGAGCGGACGCACCGGGAAGAACGACAGGTTGATGGCGAGTGGGGTGCCCGCACCGCCGAACTTCGAGCCGTCGCCGACACCGAGAATCTCACCGTCGATGCGCTCCGAGGTGTAGGTGCGGTCGAAGTCACGCGGGAAGACGTTGCCCTTCTGCACGCCGCCCTTGGTGAGGTCGTAGATGTAGTCGAGGAAGAACACCGCCCCGACGCTCGCCGTCATCGGCTGCACTGACACGATGTCGTGCGCGATGAGGTTGGGGAACACCCGGCGCAGTACGGGGAAGATGAACTTCGTGAACGAGCCCACGTTGACGAGGCGCGTCTCCTCCTCCAGCGACTGAAGGTGCTGCGACTCGTTCTCCATCAGCACCGCGATGGTGCCAAGGACGTAGCGGTCGCGCTCCGTGCGGTCCGGCAGGCCCTCCAGCAGACCCTTCCACTTGCGAACCAGCGCCCCGACGTAGGTCTTGTCGGCGATGGTGCGCTTGCTGTCTTCCAGCAGCATGTTTCGAGCTTCCATTTTCTTCTCCTTGCGGTTTCTTGACGGAAATCTCCGCCTGTTTCTTTCGACAGTCACACCGACTGCCAAACTCTACAGCTAGTTGCCGATACCACTCAAGCGACGCAGGGAATCGAGAGAAATCCCGAGGCCCATGTAGTCCGACGACTTCGAGTCGTTTCGGCGTGGATTGACGCTTTCCTGCATTTCCTCAGGTACTCGTTCGACTCCGCCAGACATCCTGGAGCGAATTTTGGCCCGAATCTGCTGCAAGTCGTCCGCATCACGAACGGGCTCGCGGTTGCTTTCGACGAGGTCGTCGATTTCCGACTTCGTCGGACGGACCGACTCCACCAGCTTCTTCAGGTTCTTGTTCGGGTGCGTCTTGAGGCGCTCTTCGGCGTAGAGGCGAGACTCCAGTTCCTGCTTCTCGGCCTCGGCCTTCTGGAGCTTGGCCATCAGCTCGTCGGCCTTCTGCTGCTCACGGACCATACGGTCCTCGATGAGCTGGAGCTTCTTGTCGAATTCCGCACGCAGGCGAGACTCTTCGGCGCGAGCGCTCTCGACTTCCTTGGACTTGGCCTCTACGGCCTTCTTGGTTTCCTCGCTCTTGCGCGACAATTCGGCGCGCACCGACTCGACCTTCCGCTTCAGTTCGTCGGACGACCCAAATTCCGTCACATCTCCCACAAGGGCGCGAATCGACTCGGCCTGCGGGTCATTGGAGAGGATGCGCTCCAGGTAGAACCTGTAGCCGACCTCCTTCGCCATCGCCGCGAGAGAGGCGTTCTCCTCCTCCAGCGTCTTCAGCTTGAGGGAAAGCTCCGCCGTCTCCATCTGGAGCTTCTGAATGGCCGCGTCCTTCTCTCGGACGACAGCAGCGACGTCACCTGGAAGGATGAATGGCTTGAGGATTTCCTTCACCGACTCAAGTGCCTGCTTGGCGGCACCGACTTCGGGGTCGTTGAGAAACTCCTTCCGCACAGCATCCTTCGCCTCTTCGCGAAGGGCAGCAAGGTTCGACAGGAGGGTGCGGGAAAACTCCTCGCGGAGAGTCTCCTTGGCCTCCACCTGCCTTCCAGTCTTCTCTGCCTCGATGCGTCGCGCCCACTCAATGGCCTTTTCCTGCTCCTCGTCGGCGTCGAACTCCACGCCCTCGAAGAGGCGTCGGCTCTCGGACACCTGCGGGTAGGCATCGACATCGGCCGGGTCCGCCACGAAGTCGAACGTCACGAGCTTGTAGTCGTCCTGCACCACGTCTTCGTTCTTGTCGTTCGTCTTGACGCTACCGAAGCCCCGACTGGAGACGCCAACCAGGACATTCGACTGGAGCAGCGCCATGAGGTTCTTCCCTGCTTCGGTCGGGAGAATCTCGGCCTCGCCCTCGACGATTCCGTCCTTGATGCGGAGGTCCGTGACGACGTGGCTGACTCGGGCCAGCTTGGTTTGTCCGTCAGACGGGTGGTCGATTTCGCCAAAGACGCGGCGCTCCTTCAGCGCCTTGCTGAGGCGCTTGATTTCCTTTTCCCACACGTGCTTCGGGTAGACGCGCTTGTTCTCCGTGGCGACTCCGCACTTGGCGAACTCACCGCGCACCTTGACCCGATTCCCGTTCGACTCTACCAGCGTCAGTCGAACATACGAGACGTCGCTCAGGAGTGTCTTGCTCATCTCAGTGTTTCCTCCACCTGAAGTTGCTCCGAAACGGCCCGCGGTCCAGAACGCTCGTAGACTTCTTCGGAGATTTTCGAGTCTGCCGCTTGAACGGGTTCAAGTCTCTCTTGTCCCCAAAAACAAGCTCCCTCCTTCCGCTAGACGTGGCCGTGCGACGCGAACGCCACTCGGCCACGTCCTCCCAGCCGGAAGGAGTTACTCTTCCCCCTCGCCCTCCATCTCCTCCTCCTCGTCGTCGTCCTCCTCGTCGTCCATCTCCTCCTCGTCGTCCTGCATGGCCTCGTAGAGGTCCACCGCGTCGAGGATGAAGTCGAGCGACTCGTTGAATGAAGCGACGAGGCCCGGAACGTCCTTGCCCTCGTGGAGCGACTCAGCGGCCGTCGCGAGGCTCTCCGCCAGTTCCTCGCACACTTCGGCGATGTCCGAGAGGGTGTCCGCCGACTGCTCCACCGACTCGGAGATTTCCAGTTCCTCGTCCGAGACGAACGATTCGACGTAGTTGTCGAAGAACGAAGCGAGCTTCTCTGCGATGATGGCGGCGTTCGCGAGGCTCTTCAGGGCCTCGGCGCGGTCGAACGACTCCGTCGTATCGACGGACTCCTTGCGCGTGCCAAGGCGAAGCGCCTTGGCGGCGAGTCGCTTCAGGCGACGCAGGAACGACGGCTTCCTCATCTTCCGGGCTCGAATCCGGGCGGCCTTCTTGCCTGCGGCGCTCCGGCGGTACTTCTTCGCCATGCGGCGCTCCTTCGCGGTGGTCCGCTTCTGGCGAACCTTCTTGCCGCCGCGCAGGGCCACCTTGATTCGGGCCGCCTCCTCGATGTCCGACTCAGCCTGCCCTGGCGTGGTGTCCGGCTCCACGGACTCATTCCTGCGAATCAGGCCAATCTTCTTGAAGTCCTCTTCGAGAGAGGTGATGACGATGGGGTTCTTCATTGTGTTTCTCCTTAGCTCCCGGCGTCTGCCAGGCGCGTAGCCATTTGTGCTGCAAAAGCTCCTGCAACCTCGAAAGAGGTAACTTCAACACCAAGAGAATCGAATACCTTGGCGAGCAGGTCAACACGACCCGACGATTGGCCTACTTCGTCGATGAAGGATTCGACGATGGTGCAGTCGTTCAGCAGGTCGTCCACGAACCCGCTCATCTCGGATGCGAGAGCAGACCCGCCCTCCCTCTCGACCACCGCACGTGCCTCGGTCAGCGTGTGCTTGGCGGCCTCCGTCTGGGACCGAACGGCCCGAATCCGAGAGCGAAGGACGCCGAAATCTGCCTCCACCAGCCCCTTGAACTTCGGCAGCTCATCCTTCTGTGTCGAGCCGTCGTAGAGTTTCTGGTAACGAGACGCCAGTGCAGGTTCCTTCGGGGCGTGTTCTCCAAGGTAGTCCTGAATGCGACTCTCCCGGCTCTCGATGAATTGCTTCCACAGGCCCCGCGCGCTGCGGCTCTCGATGAATGTATTGACTATCTCTTCGTCCGTACGCAGAAGTGCAGAGTCGGCCAAGGGCAGAATTTCCTTGGCTACTTTCAGTGCCTGGTCCGTCAGGCCCTTGAAGAACAGGTCGACCGCCCGCTTCGCCTCGGCCTGGACAAACTTCCGCACATTCGACTCGGTGACAACGGTTGCCTGCATCGGCTCCGCACCAAGAATGTGGACAGAGCCATCAGACGCCGACTCGTAAGCAACAGAAAAAACCGAGCCAGACTCCGACATGACGACGGCCCTATTCTGGAAAGTCGCCACGAGATGGACAGGACCGCCGAATCGGTCGATTTCGCCGCGAAGGGCCTCCGCAACTCGGACGTTCGCCTCCTGGTAGCTCCCACGGAGCAATCCGTCGAGTTCTCTGGCAGGAATGAATGGAGTCATTTTTGACTCGGCCACGCTACCCCCCGTGTTTTTCTGTGTCAACAAAACTACGGGAATCTGTTTCTGCCGTTGTTGAACCTCAGGTCCCGCAGGAGTGCGCCAACCTCCTTGAGTCGCAACTCCAGCCCTCTGTCATTCTGGAGCACCTGCTGGAGCTTTTCCTCCATGCGTCGGTCGTGTTCTCTTCCCTTGGAGTGCTCGAACAATTCTCTCTCGAAAATCCTGTTCCGAGTCTCGATTCCGCGTCGAGAGGCTTCCTTCTTCCGTCGCTCCAGCCGCCGTTCCAGCAGGTTCTTCCGTGCCTCCTGCTCTGGCGGACCATACGGTCCCTCCCCTGAATCCTCGCCGTCTCCTCCAGTCGGCTCAGAGAGAGGCTCCTGCATCTGAGTCATGGCATTCTGGGCATCTGCCTGAGTCTGTGCCTCACGCATCGTGTCTTCGCGGCGTTGCTTCTGGATTTCTTCAATCTCCTTGTCGCTCAGGCCGAATACCCTCGACATCAGCCAGTGCATGGAGACGAAGTCGCGCATCCTTCCAGCCAAGTCAGCCCTTGCCGAGCGCACCTCAAGTTGTGCCAACTCGAAGATGGCGGACGGGACTGTCATGTTGATGTCGTACTCGACAGCGTATGGGTCGATGTCCAGTGCCGACAGGTGTACCCGTGTCACCTTTCGGAGTCCGTTCTTCAATTCACGCTGGATGCGCAGAACGGTTCGCGCAAAGCGAACGTCCTCGCTGGAGAGGACGGCCTTTGCGATACCGCTTTCCTGCCCGAGGTACGCCTTCGGCACCTTGATGGCGGCAAACAGTTTGTCGCGGAAATACTCGATGTCCTCCATGCTTTGCCACTGAGGAGCGCCGAGCGTCTCGATTCGCGTGGAGTCGGTTCCCTTCCTTGACGGAACGAAGAAGTCCTCGTCCTGAGAGAGGGCCTCGAATTTCAGGTTGAGGCGTCCCGTTGTCGGGTCTACGAACTTCTTCTTGCGGAAGTTCTGCCTCATCCTGTTGACGAAGGCCAACGCCTCTTTAGGAGGCAAGTCGCCGACATCGACGTAGAAGGCAAATCTCTCCGGGGCCCGTTGGAGCCGGTAGACCATCGCGGCGTCTTCCAACAACAGGAGGCGCTTCCAAATCCACCGGGCCCCTTCGAGTACGGAGTGTCCGTACAACGAGCGCCGCTCCTTCCCGCGAAGTCTCCAGTGGACGACTTCCCACGGCTCGAAGGCAGCGCGCGGTGCTGCCGTCGGGTCCAGTGGGTTCGGTTGCTCCGCGCCCTGTCCAAACTTGGCCGACAGGAGCTGACCGAAGTCGGCTTGGGAGTAGTCAAACCTACCCTTGAAGTCTTGGATGAATCCTATGAGTTCCCCGCGCTGACCCTCGATTCTGCGAGCGGTTGCTGGAGGGAGGTAGTTGAGTCCTCGCACGCCCTGCCCGGTGACGAGGAGTTCCTCGTAGTCGTTTCCGTACTTACACACCGTCCTGGCGATTTCCCAAATTTCCTCGTCAAGTCGCAGCGTCCGATTGAACAGGTCGTCGAGGTTGAGTTGGAGCGTCCTGTCCGGCGAAGTAATCCAGACTGTCCGCTGGAGGGAACTGTCAGGCTGCGTTGCGTCGTCCGCGAGGATGTCGAGTGCCGTGGAGATTTCTCCGTACTCGTCCATCTCCTCGTAGTCTGCAAATCGACTCAGGAGGTCGTGGTCTACGCGCAGGTACTGCGACAGCGCGTCGTACCCAAGCCCAGTCAGGAGGTCTACGGCCGTCCCATCAAGCCTGTCTGACGTGGCCCCCTTGGAAAGTTGGATGTTGGCAGCTTCCTTGTCTCGCTTGAAGAACTTGGCAACGCGAGAAACGATGTCACTCGTCAGGCCCATCACCCACTCCTGCGAAGGGCCGTCTGGACAGCCGTTTTGATGGAGTCCGCCCGGCTCTGCATCGTCTGGGCAACTCGGTCCATGACTGCCCCGGCTACGGCTTCGTCCCTCCAGTAGTCCGCCGGGCGCTTTCCGAGCGCCAGAATCCCCTGGGTCGCAACGTCGGCGATGATGGAACCCAGCGCGGCAGCTAGCTCGTCTTCTGAAAGACGGGACATGGCCTCACGGACTTCGTCCGCTGATTGCTTCGTCGGTGCAATCAAGACGCGCCCATCATCTCGCGCAAATTCCAGAACGGCGGAAAGGTCCGCGCGCAGTTGTGCCTCTCTCGTAGTCATCGGCCTTTTCGAACGTACCCGCTTCCGAGGAAAAACGGCAACGCTTCGTACTGTTCCAGGTCCGTTGAGTCCAGCGCCCCTTCGGCCCCGCCCCCGAAGGCTTGGTACTGCTCTGGAATCCACGGGTCGCTCCCAAACGACGTATTTCGGAGGATGGGAAGCGGAGATTGAAGCTGGAGTTGCGAGAGCGTCCAGCAAACCCCGGCAAGCGCGTCTGCGCAGTCCTTCGAGCCCCGTGCCGGGTGGTCGATTCTCTTCCGCACGAAGTCCTTCTGAAGCTGTCTCAACTCCTGAAGAAGAATGGGGTAGTCGTAGACAAGCACCCGGTCCTCGTAGAAAGCCGTCTTCAGGCTCTCGTAGGGCTCGATGCTTGTGTCCACGGACAGCAGTCGCGCGTTGTACCCCTTGGCGTTGAGCTGCTGGATACTGTCTCTCGACTGAAAACTGTCGGTCGTGACGGATGTGATGGAGTAGCCGTGCTCCGACAACTCGTAGATGAGTCCGCGTATGTCGCCGAGGATGATTTCCCCACCAGGCGGAGGGACGACACGCAGAATGATGTCAACCGTGAAAACTGGCGCTCGCTCAAGGTGCTGTTCCCCGGACTCCTTCCTGCGCACGACGTCAACCCACTCTGAGATGTGGGCCATGCAGAACCCAAGGGCGTCGTGTCTCAGTCCGATGTCGATGTGGATGTGGCGGGCGGCGCTTGGGTTGATGATTGGGCGAAGCGTGTCGATGTAGTTCCCCCGCGACATGGGCTCTCGCACCGAGCGGACCATACGGTCCCACAGGAATCCACCGCCACGCGAAGGGTCGAACTGCTCCGCCGAGAACGGATGTCTGCCAGCGCCGTACTTCTGACGGTCTGCGTTGATGGCGTCGAGCAGCTTCTCGCGCC